ACATGTCGCTGGGACTGTTCAGACCGCCGGCGACATTATTGGAGATACGAACGATATCCAAGCCAGGCTGCCGGCGGCTTTGGTTAGTGGACGGATGGATTCTAGCGTCGGGGCGATGGCCGCGGGTACATTAACGGCAACGGCTGTAGCGACCGGGGCAATAGACGCCGATGCGTTAGCCGCAGACGCTGGGACTGAGATCGCCGCCGCCGTATGGGATCGGGACGCTACGCTAAGTCAAACGCAGGGGACATTTGGTCAGGCCATCGGCGATCCTGTTGCGGATACCGATACCATATGGGCCTTGGCTAATACCAATCTCGATGCGACAGTGTCAAGCCGGGCTACTGCTGCTGCACTCGCTACCGTGCAGGCTGATACTGACGATATCCAAACGAGGCTCCCGGCTGCTCTAGTGGGCGGCCGGGTAGACGCGAGTGTTGGGGCAATGGCGGCAAACGTGATAACAGCGGCATCGACCGCCGCCGATTTCCTCGCCGAAATAAACGCAGAAGTGGACACCGCGCTCGATACTGCGATACCTGTGGTCAATACGGCAGGTTCGGTCAATGACGTTTTACTAGACGTGGTGAATGCCAGACTGTTAGGGACTCTAGCCGCGGGTACTCATACTGCCCAGTCTGGAGACTCATTCGTCAGGCTCGGTGCCCCAGTGGGGGCCTCTATGAGTGCCGACGTGGCTGGGGTCCAATCCGACACGGATAATATTCAAACGAGAATTCCTGCCGCACTAGTCGGTGGGAGGATGGATTCAAGTGTCGGGGCAGACGCCGTAGGACTCGCGCTATCGACACAGGTAGACGCATTAGAGGGAGACACAACGACGTTGCTCGCGCGTCTCACAGTGGCACGGGCAGCCACGCTCGACAATCTACCATCTGCGGTACAACGTAATACGGCGTTGTCCAACTTCCCGTTCACCATGGTGGACTCCGCCGGCGCACCGCTGACCGGATTAACCGTGAGCGCGACAAGACGTATCGATGCTGGAGTGTTTGCTGCGGCGGCCAATGCTCCCACGGAAGTCTCCGACGGTTGGTACACGATCAACCTTGCTGCTGCTGATTTGAACGGCGCCACAATCGCGCTTAGATTAACTGCGACCGGCGCCAGGGATCGTAACTTCACAATCGTGACGCGGCCGTGATTTTGGAGTGGGGGCAGTCTCAGGACGCGCACGCCGTCCTTGTCCCGGGGTTATTCCCGCTCGTTGGGTTCACGGGTGAAAGCGGTGCAGCCGCAGCGGCTGGCGCAGGTTACGACTATAAGCTAAAAATAAAGCGTCGTCGCATCATCCTCGACGGCAAGCAGTATTATCTCACACCGCAAGAAGAGGCTGATCTACTCAACAGTTTCATTGCAAGACTGGAGAGAGAGAAGGATCGGATCGAAGCACCGGCACAACGAGCAGAAGCGAAGCGCAGTCGTCCGCCCAAACGAGTTAGGGAAGAAGTGAAGCGGATCGATGAAAAACTTGACCGCTACAAGATACACTTAGCCTTGCTCAGGGATAGAGAGCTTGAGCTTGACAGTTCGATACGGTTAAGACTCCGTGCAATTCAAGAGTTGGAAGAGGAAGAGGCGTTGGCTTTTATTCTGGCACTAGCTTAGAAGCATGAATACCACACATTTTTCAGATTTCGATCATCGAGGTAAGAACACCATGCACAAAGGCAAGAATCCGTACTACCCGAGCAAACCCGGGCATCCGAACAAGAGAAAGAAAAAGAAGTAGCCGTAAAAACCGTGAGTTGAAATTTAATCAAGAGGAAATCAAGTTATGCACGGCGGCTACCGGCAAGGCGCTGGCCGTAAAAACGGCAGCAAGACCAAGAAGCGTGTCGATGAAGCGCTGAAAGCGGCGGAAGAAGGATTAACTCCGCTTGCCTATATGCTCGAAGTTATGCGCTCACCGATGCCGCCAGAGCTTGTTGATCTGATCGCGTCCATGAATGCAGAAGGCAGGTTAGACGATGAGATCACTAGTCGTCTCCTGTCTTGGCACTCGATGCGCTTCGCGGCGGCGAAGGGAGCGGCGCCCTATATGCACCCGCACCTACAAACCACGGTAGTCAAAGGCGAAGGCGAGGGCGGCGCTGTCAAGTTGATCATCGCGAATGCTTGAGATCAGGTACGACTATGCCTCCGTCCCGACGATCCGAGCGTTCTCACGGTCTAGTGCCCGTATACGCGGGTTAATGGGGCCGTTCGGGTCCGGCAAATCTAGCGGTTGTATTATCGATCTGGTTCGTAACGCCCACGATCAAGCACCGGGAAATGATGGTAAGAAGCGCACCCGTTTCGCCGTGGTTCGTAACACCTATCCGCAGCTTAGGGATACGACGATCAAAACCGTGCATCATTGGTTACCACCTGACAGGTTTGGCATGTATTCGAAGCACGACCACACCTATCTGGTGACGGGGTTCCGGGACATCGAAATGGAGTTGATGTTCCGCGCATTGGATAGACCGGAACACGTCAGTAACTTGTTGTCGCTGGAACTCACCGGGGCATGGGTCAATGAAGCGCGGGAAGTCCCATGGCCGATCATCGAAGCCCTTGATGGTCGTATCAACCGCTATCCTCCAATCAGCGAAGGCGGTGCTACGCGTCCAGGTATTGTCATGGACACCAATCCTCCCGATACGGACTCGGACTGGTACCGGATATTCGAGGAACGTATGACGCCGGACGGACGACAGATAGACCCAGGCTATTACGATCTGTTCAAGCAGCCGAGCGGGTTGAGTCCCGACGCCGAGAACCTGCCGAACCTAGCGCCGAATTACTACCAAGACTTAATGCGCGGCAAGGGCCAAGACTTCATACGGGTCTATATCAAGGGCGAGTACGGGTATGTCAAAGAACATAAGTCGGTCTATGACGACTACAACGACTCGGTGCATTGCACCGAAGACGCGACGGTAACGAAAGGCATTACCGTACACCGAGGTTGGGATTTCGGATTGACGCCAGCGTGTACATTCTCTCAGCTTTTGCCGAGCGGGCGGTGGGTTATCTTCGATGAACTCGTAGCGACTGAGATGGGCATCGAGAAGTTCGCCGAGCGTGTACTTAGACACTGCGGCGACAACCTAGCCGGCTACAAGTTCGCCGACGAGGCCGACCCCGCTGGCAGTACACGGTCCCAGACAGACGAGAAGACCTGTTACCAGATTATGCAGGCCAAAGGTATCGAACCGCAGCCAGGAAGTCAGGACTTAACAAAGCGTTTGGAGAGCGTCAAGAAGCCTCTTAACACGCTTATCCAAGGCAAGCCGCAGTTACAGTTGCATCCGCGCTGCAAAATGCTGAGAAAAGGGTTCATGGGCAAGTACTTCTTCCGCCGTATTCACTCACAAATCGGAGAAAAGTACTCCGAGACCCCGGAGAAGAACGAGTACAGTCATCCGCATGACGGACTCCAGTACACTGCGACAGTCTTGTTCGGAGCGACATTGACGCAAGCGAAGAAAGACAGCGAGTTCTTTAAACCATTGAAGTATGACAACCGAGGAATTGTATGATCGTAAATCTCGAAGATATTCTGAGAGAGGCAATAGCCGAAGGTTATCAACCCGGAGCGGGCGCTGTAGTTGCGAAGTTGCAGGAGAAATATAAAAACCACTGGCGGTTGATACCGACAGAAAACATTAGTCGTTATCAAGTCGAAGTTGTGGACTATGAGGTAAGTCCATGAGCATACGCATGCAACGCGATATCGACGCATTGACTCGTCGCATTGAGAAACTGGAATCCACAATTGAACAATTGATTTTAAGTGATCATAGATACCAAGCGACGAATCCAATCGTTAAACGCAAACCCGGTCGTCCTAAAAACGTGGTGGAAGTAAGTGCCCAAACTCACGACTGACGACCTGCTCTCGATCATCGAAGCGCACGAGCGCGACGCGATAGGATCGGAACAGGGAGACTTAAGCAACAAACGCAGTGAGGCGCTGAAACGCTACTTCGGCGAGCCCTATGGGGATGAGGTAGAAGGACGTTCGTCAGTAGTTTCCAAAGATTTAGCCGAAGCCATAGATTGGATCATGCCCAATCTACTGCGGCCGTTTTTGACCTCGGATGACTTCGTGCGCTTCGATCCGGTAGGCCCTGAGGACGAGCAGCAGGCCGAGCAGGAATCCGATTACGTCAACTATGTGTTGATGAAAGAAAATCATGGGTTTTGCTGGCTCTACGACTGGTTCAAAGATGCTTTGTTACTCAAGAACGGCTACGTCAAACGCTGGTGGTACGAAGACGAGAACGTTAAGCACGAGACCTATGCGAACTTGACGCAGGACGAGTTAGTACAGACCATGCTTGATCTTGAATCCTCCGGCGACGACATAGATGTCGTAGGCCAGAAAGTCGAGGAACAGAAAGACGACATGGGGAACGTTGTCCCGGTCTATCAAATCAAGATCAGGCGTAAGAAAAAATATGGATGTGTAAAAATCGAGGGCATCCCGCCTGAAGAACTCAGGGTATCTCGTAGGGCAAGAGGGAATCTCCAAGAATCCCCATTTGTCCAGCATGTGACGAAGAAAATGCGCTCCGAGTTGATCGAGATGGGGCTCTCGAAGTCTTTTATTGACGAGCTTCCTGCTTGGATAGACACGCGCGGTGCCGAGGAAATCCAGCGGGACTCTGTTTCAGACGAGAACAACACCGAAGCCAGCACTATCGACAAATCAACCGACGAAATCGAGTATTGCGAATCTTGGTTAAGAGTTGACTTCGACGATGACGGCATAGCGGAGTTACGGCAGATTGTAAGAGTCGGGAATAAAATCCCGATCGGAGAAGATTGGAACCGGGAAGTCGATGAGATTCCGATATCGTATCTGACACCGAACCGACTCCCGCACCGGCATGTTGGATTGAGCATCCAAGATGAGCTGGAAGACCTGGCCCAAATTAAAACAGCTTTGTGGCGTGGGATGCTCGATAACACGTACGGTCTCAACAATCATGAATGGCTTGTTAATGAACGTGTGCATCTTCCGGATTTCATGGTATCGCGCCCGCTCGGGATTAAACGGGTCTCTGGGAGAGAGCCGATCCTAGACGCGGCAAAGCCGGTAGATAAAATCCCAATCTTACAGCACGTCCTCCCGGTCCTCGACTACATGGACACGGTGAAGGAAAACCGTGTGGGCGTAGGGCGTAACGTCATGGGTCTGGACCCCGACACGCTCAAAAAGACGACCGAGGGTGCGGCGAGGCAAGCTCTGCAACAGGCTAACGCAAAGATCGAAATGATAGCGAGGTTATTTGCAGAGACCGGCGTCAAAGACTTGGCTTTAGCCGTCCATAGTTTGTTAATCAAGCACATGGACAAGAACAAAGTCGTGAGACTTCGGAACAAATGGGTCGAGGTCAGGCCCACGGAGTGGCGGGAGCGGACCGATATGACGGTTTCGGTTGGTTTAGGGACAGGTTCCCAAGAAGAAGTCAGGGCGAATCTCATGCTCATGAGTACGTTGCAACAACAGGCCGCACAAGGCGGTGTCGTGTCGCCGCGGAACATCTACAACTTGGCTGAAAAGCTCTCGGATAATCTCGGTTTCAAACAGAAAGGGACGTTCTTCACCGACCCAGATTCGCCGGAAGGCCAACAACTGTCTCAATCGATGCAGCAACCGAATCCTTTGGCCGAAGCCGAGCAGATCAAAGCTCAGTCGAAGGAGCAGACGGAACAGCTCAAGGCTCAATTGGCGCAGATGAAGGAAGGCGTCAATCATCAACACGAAATGCACAAGCTCGAATTGGACAAATGGAAGTTCGAGCACGAGCATGCTTTGAATATAGCGAAAGCCGAGATCGAAGCCGCGAAGAACGCGGTAACTGCCGATCTCGGACAGCCTGGCCTTGGTACAGAAACGAAAGGCAACGGTGCACGGAACGGTGAAATTCAGCCGATGAAGATCAGCATTCAAGAACTACAAGAAGTCTCACAAGCAGCTAATAACGGCAACCAGCAGTTAGCCGAGATGCTGGCGCAATTGCTCCAGCAGAACCAGCAGATCCAGCAGATCATGACCGCTGTCGTGGAGTCTCTGAACCGCCCCCGGGATATCGTATTGCGTCACAATGCGGCTGGTAAACCCATAGGCGCCACGAGTACGATCCAATAGGCGGATTATGACACCTTACGAGTTTATGTATTGGCTTAATAAGCACCGTCCTGATCTTATCCCGGACATGTTCGGCAATATGGTGGTGTCGGCAGAAACCATCAATCTGGTCGGAGAGAAGGTCGGGTTCAGAAAAATACTCGGGTGTGATTCAAGGTCTGAAACATTAGATGACCTTAAAGTTTGGATCGAAACAAACCCAACCGCTACCCGCAAGGGCGCTGGAGTATGAAGATTGAACGATGCAATCGAACTACCGAAAAAGCATGTTTTCGTTGTCGATAAGAATAACAAATCTGCTATGGCAGTGATGATGAAGCTGTGCCGTAACAAATTGCAGCATGGTTCTGTCGTGACCGTGACG